ATGTCAGTCTAATAAATTTCAGTCTGGATGGAAAAATCATAATACTATAGTTATTGTTGATGACGCTTCCTTTTTACATGATGATTCTAATAATTTGAATCTTGCGGATTGGTTAATTAGGAGCGCTAATAATATCCCTCATGAACTATTAGGAGCTGGTGTGGAAGAGAAACACGAATGTTTTAACAGGTCATTATTTGAAGCTTGGACATCAAATAGTTTCAGTCAGAGATTTGAAGAAAAAGCAGCTAATGTTTCTGCATTACATAGGCGTATAAATGTTCATATGGTAGCTAGAGTAAGAGATAAATATACTAAAGACGTTACATTTGACGATTCTTATTATAAGTCTAGTCAGATAGACTATATGAAAATGACTGAGGAACAACGTAATTCATTGGCTCCAGATGCTTGGATATTCGATAATTATGTATGTGAAATATTAAATACTCCTGTAACGATTAAAACTGAATTTTCTACTGCTGAAGCAGAGGTGGATAACCCTTATAGATTTGTTTTTGCTAAGGTAAATGGAGTAGAAATGAAGGGCTTATCTTTGTCACAGCAATTGGAGTTCTTGTGTAATGATAGTTTCCAATTTTTTGAAACTCAAAAACAAGTAATAGCTATGGACAAAAAAGTGAATGATGCTACTAATTATTGTTCACATGGATTTCCTAAACATCTGCCGAAAGACGGAAAAATGTGTAGTTTGTGTTTTAAAGAATCCCGAGAAGGTTTCTTGAGAGAAGTTAAAATAGAACATAATAAACACTACAAATATACTCCTCTTAAAGTAAGCCCTACTGCGGCTATGTTGAAAGATTTTTTCAGTGACAAATCATCTAATCCTACTTTGTATAAGACTCTGTCGGATAAGAAATATAATTATGATGAATATTATTCTTATATTCTAAGGAAAAATTTGCCACCATTAGTGAAATCACAGGATTTTGGTTATCACAAAGATTTACTTGTTCGTACAGGAAAAGTTTATACGTTTCGTGACATAAACACTGGGGGGCAATACCAACAATATATATCTACTCTCAGACGCAGAGAATTAGTATATAAAGATCCTTTAGGTTTGTTCACTTCTGGACTTTATTTCTCTAGGCAAGATGGAAAAGAAAAGGAAAAACCACGCATACGTTATATGAAGAAATTATTAGATACTATTTTGGAAGGTAAGATAACTCATATACCCACACGTATTCGCGATACTAAGGAAGCTTTTGAAGTACTTAAGGAAATAGCTAAGGCATTGAACTCTACATTAAGTACATGGTTTGATGAGATGATATGTGATATATTTGATTCATTACTAAGTAAGTTATTAAATATCATTGAATCTATGGTTACTAATCCTACTCATTATATACCCACGGTACTGGAGGGTACTGTAGTAGGTGCTTATGCCCATATTAAACATCCTATATATAAAATACCATTAGTATTGGATTGGGTTAAGTATAAACAGGACGTATTTCAACAATGGTTATACGATCCTCATTTGGTTAGTAATGTCAAGCCTCGTTATGATGTTACAAATTTTGTATATAATAAGTGGATGCGCTCTGAAAGTGGACTTGAACGCTTACATCGTAAAGCAAAGAATCCACTAGATTTTTCTCAATTTGCGCTTAAGGCAGGATTTATGTTGTCTAATAATGAGAGGAAAATTAAGTTGGATAATCCATGCTTTATTAGGGATGTTATTGTCCCTACTTGTGGAGCATCTTTGATTATTACTTCTTTTATACCATCTCTTTGTAAGAGTTTTAAACAATTGTATATAGAAACGCAGATGGGATATGAAGTGAAAGTAGAAGATATACCAAAATTAGATGCAGAAGAAAGAGTTAAGTATTACGCTGCACGTAAAGAGATAATGGTATCACCAACGACTACTAAGGCTAGCATTAATTATTCCGAGTTAGAGAATCTTACAGTAAAGAATTTGTTTTATTGCAAGATATTGGAAACTGAAGAAATAGATAATGTTTTTTCCTTTGCCAATAAATATTTATATTGCCCACATCACTTTGCTGTTAAAGCTATAGGCAAGACTATGCGTCTTACTAAAGTAGAAATACCGAGCACAGATTTGCCTGGAAATGCTTATGTTGAGTTTTCAGTGCATGAACGCAATATCTATAAATGTGATGGAGATTTGTGTATAATTTATACGGAAAAACATATGGACCATATGCGTACCAAAAACTTGTTAAATTATCTCCCTTCTGCACATTGTGATGATATTATGACGGGACAGTTATATTATAAGGATAAATTGGGAAAATTATCCAAATACGATGCTAAACATATTCATTACAATGCATCTATAACCAACCATAAGTCTGTACCTGAATTTCAGGCATATGTTTACAGTGCTGACAATTTTAAAGGTCTCTGCGGTGCGGTACTATTGGATCAAACCCACAAGGGTTCTCAATTACTCGGTATGCATATTGGCGGTAATATAGAGGGGAAAGTTGGAGTATCAGTAATGTTCAAAAGAGAACAGGCTGAAGAAGCCATGAAACATTTTGAGCCTTTAGGAATAGTTACTCAATTAGGCTTAGATAAACTCGACAGGTTTGGAAAGCATATCCATAATTATGATTTTTATAAAAAGTCAGCTTTTCTTGATACGGTAGATAGGATAGATTCTATTGAACTGATTGGAAGTGTTCCTAGTAGAATATCACCTAAGGCAAAAGTAGTATATACACCTATTGCTGGATTAGTAAAAGAAAAGTTCAATTTAGATATAACGTGGGGACCTGCTCCTTTCCGATATGGAGGGGATAAGCGCCATGGAACAAGAAGTTTGGCTAGAATTTTTTCTAGCAAGCGTACATTAACTAGAATCGACTTATTGCATAAGGCAAACAAAGATTATAGAGAAAGGATTATGGAACCTTATAGGAGTAATGAATCATACTGGAAAGATGAGATACGGGTTTTAAATGAATTTGAAACTGTTAATGGAGTTCCAGGGAAAAAGTTCCTAGGGTGTATGAATATGTCTAGTGCGTTTGGAGCACATTTGCCAGGAAATAAAAACAAATATGCTGATCAAATAGATGATGCTTGGTATTTTAAATCATATGTTATGGACGAATATCGTAAACAACTTAATGAATTTAAATCTGGCCAATGTACTCCAGAAATGGTAGTAGCAATGTTGAAAAATGAAGCTACTCCTCAGAAGAAGATAGATCTTGGCAAAGCTAGATACTTCTATATGTCATCTACAATTATGCAAATGATAATAAGGCAGTATTTGCTGACTACTAATAGATACTGGTGTTTAAATTGTGCATATACTGAGTGTAGTGTAGGCATAAACCCTCACTGTACAGATTGGGATAAATTTGTCAAATGTATTACAAAATACAAACAGTTTATAGCATTAGACTTGAAAAGTTGTGATTTAGTATCACTATTTGAGGTAGTTTCTTCAGCTATAGACACACTATTTATTCCGATATTAGAAACTGGCAAGTTAACACAGGAGGATAAGAATGTTTTATTGTGTATAAAGCATACTATATTATACACTATTTGTGATGTTGGAGGAGATTTAGTTATTTTGCATGGCATAATACCATCTGGCACTTCTCTTACTAGTATGCTGTGTAGTATTGTAAATTCTTTGAATTATAGGATGGCTTATTATTATCATTATCCGAATAGCAAAGTTCCATTACACGAAATAATGGTTTTACGCACTTATGGTGATGATTCTGCTGCAGGAGTATCACCTTCATATCCACTGATGAATATCAAATCCATTTTACATGCATGGAATGATATCGGGATACAGGGTACTGATATACATAAAAACAAAGTCTCTAATATAACTTATTATAAGTTAGAAGAGTTAGAGTTTTTGAAAAGAGAGATGGTATACAACGAAGATTTTGGTTATTACGTTGCGCCACTCTCTAAAGATAGCATGTTCAAATCTTTATCGTGTCATGTTCCCACCAAATCGGTTAGTGTTGAAGAATTAACAGGACAATGTGTAGATAATTTCTTACTAGAAGCAAAATTTCATGGGAGAGAGTTCTATGAAACATCCAGGGAAAAACTAAAGGATATTATGCTTCAGTTAGATTTGTTGAGGTTCAGTAATTCTTTAAATCTATCGTACGATGAAGTGGTATCAATTTGGAAGGAACAATTGTAAAATATTGAAGGTTACCAACTATAATCATCACAGCCAAGTGAAATTAGTTAGGCGAGATATTTTATGTAATTGGCTACAAAAATGGTTCTAATGGACCCCAAATTCAATTTTAATTACAGAAAATAATGACACAGGTCGCAAAGTCATTAAAGCGATAGACATCCTGGATGGGATGCAAATCAGACCACAGTCTGGTGTGGAAATGACCACAAAACAAACAATGACATTTGTAGATTCAAATGATAATAATTCTCTAAATATAGGAGGTAGTAAACCTGCAAACAGGATTACAGATACTGATTGCAGTTTACAAGAATTTTTATCACGCCCAGTTAAGATAGCGGAATATAACTGGGGAACGGTACAATTTGCTGAATCCATAGACCCATGGAACGCATTATTTAATAATAATCGTATAGCAAATAGAATGAGTAACTACAAATTATTTAGAGGAAAAGTAAAGGTTAATATAGTTATTAACGGCAATGGATTTTTCTATGGAAAATTAATGTGCTGTTACTTACCCTTTCAACAGACAGATATGCAAACCTCATACTCTACTCTAGTGCCGCTAAATAGGATTCCTATGTCACAATGTCCTCATGTATTCCTGGACCCAACTACTTCTCAGGGAGCTCAACTAACATTGCCTTTCTTTTATTATGCAGATTATGTAGATTTACAAAATTCGGATCAAATTAGAAATTTAGGCTCATTGTTATTTTATCAAATAGCACCACTAAAACATGCAAATCAAAATCTTGCTGTATCTGGAGAGTCAGTTACCATTTCCATATTTGCATCATTTGAAGATGTAGAACTCTTTGGACCAACACATAAGAATATATTGGGCATTACACCACAGTCAGGTACTGAGGAAGAAACTGTAAACAAACCCGTTTCGCAAGTGTGTACTGCTATAGCTAGTTCGGCAAAAACGCTTAAGCACGTACCCGTAATAGGGAAATATGCGTTAGCATTAGAAACAGGTGCGCGCATGACTGCCTCAGTAGCTTCGGCTTTGGGATATTCTAAACCTTCTGATTGTGTAGAACCTAGTAAATTCACACCACGAGCAGTAGGTAACATAGGAATTACTAATACTACTGATAGTAGTATGAAACTATCTACTGACATTAAACAAGAAACTACCATTGATTCTACTGTTTGTGGATTAGATGGAACCGATGAACTTACTATAGCAAATATTGCTCAGAAGGAGAGTTTTGTTACTACATTTCAGTGGAGTGATATTACAGCCCCAGAAACTTTACTGTTTAATACTTACGTTACTCCTATACAGTTTTATAGAAATATATTACCGAGTAACGTTTATATGACAGCATGCTGTGGGGCGGCATTACCATTTGAATATTGGACTGGTTCTATGACTTTTAAATTTCAAGTAGTAAGTTCAGCGTACCATAGGGGCAGGCTAGCAATAGTTTATGACCCTAATTCTACTACCACTCCACGAGAGGATAATGTAGCCTATACTGAAATTATAGATATAGCTGAAACAAGAGAATTTGAAATTACAATAGGCAATTATCAGGAATACCAGTGGATGAAAATTGGAGAAGATTGGAGTTCTTTTCCAAGTTTTGCCACAAGTGCATTAACCACAAATCACAGCTGGGTTAATGGCACTTTGTCAGTTTTTGTACTTAATAAACTGACTTCCCCAAATGCAGACGTCGCATTAAATACGGACATATCCATAGCGATGTATGTAAAAGCGGGGGATGACTTTCAACTAGCAAATCCTAGTGGAAGAGTTGCAACTTACACTATAACGCAACAATCGGGAATAGAAGCTCCCGATGCAGTGGGAGATGAATCAGCTGTACCCATTGAACACAAAAATGAAACTGCCGAATACACAAATAGAGTGTATGTAGGGGAAAAGATAGAAAGCTTTAGGACATTATTAAAAAGAGCTAACGGTTATGCAGCCATCATTCCTACTACATCGACGTTTCAAACTGCAATATTTCAGCATCAAGCTTACCCCTTGTTCAAGGATTATACCGACGACTTTCCTTTAACTGGGCCAAATCAATGCAGTTTTACTATGATGAACTATCTTATGAGAGCTTTTGCAGGCTGGAAAGGTGGAGTTCGTTGGAAATTAGTGTACACAGAAGTCGAAGGAACCGTGACTGCAACACGGAAAGAAATGACAATTATGCCATTCTTAATTGCAGAAAATCAGCGCATATCCGAAGCAAATGTTAATACAAATTTCATAGCTTTTATAGGATCTGGATCACAGAAAGGAGCAATTATAAACAGCTACTATGTAAATCCTATAGTAGAAATAGAAATACCTTTCTATTCTAGATATAAGTTTATTGCTGGAAAACCTCATAATTTTTATGAGACGGCATATCCTGCGTATTTAGAAGGATTTTCATCAAGTTATACTAGAAGAAATTTTTCTGGTACTTATGGAACTGTTTGTGAAACTTATGTAAGCGCTGCAGAAGACTTTAATTTAATGTTCTTCACGGGTTTCCCTCCAATGGGACTTTAGATCTAACGATCAATAAGGCTGGGGTCAGCCTTAGATCGATACATATTACATATATACATACATATTACATATATACATATATATATTATGCTTAACAATGTGTCGGTCAAAAC